GTCATGATCAATGGAATGTAAGGAGCAAATACAGCACCTGCTTCTAAGAATTGCTTACCACGGAAACCAACTAAGATAGTGTTTTCAGTCATGTAAGGGTTCTTATAAACAGTATAATGGCTGTTGAATTGACCAGCTTTCTGTACACCAAATGCATATTCCATGTCAGCAGCATCACCGTTGCTGTTAGCAGCGAATCCAGGGATAGATTCGATGATTGTAGCTACAGTTGGAGAAACTACCATGAAGTTAGCACCACCACGAAGGGTTAATTGGTGAATACGGTTGCTCAACTTTTGAAGTTTAGTACCAAGAGTTTGGAACCAAGCACCTTGAGTGTTGTAGAAACCAGTTTGGCTAGTTGAAGTTGGGAAATCAAATCCACTAGTGTTAGATGAATTATAAACACCATTGTTTTGAGCTGTCCAATATTCAATATTAGTTGTTGGAACATCTTGAATTAACATATCAAGGATTTCAAGGTCAATTTCCAATGAAATGTACTCACTCATGATGTTAGTCAATTCAGCTTCAGCATCCAAGTTTTGGTATGCATTTAAGTCTTGAGCAAATTCAGGAGTCCATACAGCCTTTAACTTTTTAGTCTTAGCTGTGATAGCTTGAGATTGCATTGAGATGTTAATTTCTGGGATAGAAATTGCTGATGCGTTTTCAGCATTAGGTACTGAGAATGAAGGAGCAGAAGTATCTTCAAAATCACCACGCTTATTATCCGCTGTAGCTTTGTTATATTCTACTAAAGCTGTACCCGTTGGAGCAGCAGAAGCTGATACTACAAACACGATTGTGTCAGAAGCAGTATAAGTGGTAAAAGCTGGGAGGTTATAAGTACCAAGTTGATTAGTTAAACCACTAACTAAGAAACCACGAACTGCATCTAAATCAGGATTTGAAAGTACACCACTAGCTGAAATAGCAACTGTAAATAATTTACCAGCGACAATTGAAGATGATAAATCAGGGTTATAGTTTACTGTAGCCCAAGTAGCTGTACCAATCACCGCTTGAGTAATAGCATTAGAGCCTGAAGCTACAGAAGCTGAGAATTGGTTGGTAGAGTAAGTAAAACGACCAGCACCATATAAACCACCTTCAGTAGCTGGGGTAGCAAATGGATACTGAGTTGAAGTACGATTACCATACATAGAGTTACCTGAAGTGAATGGACTCTTAGTAGTACCATATTGGAAATCTAAGAAGAATACAAGACCAGAAGGTAAGTTCATTGGCTGAACGCTAACGAATTCTTTCGCAGCGATTTGACCAAATACCTTACGTACTAATGGTAATGCAATACCAGCCCACTGCTCACCTTGTCCTACTGTGAAAGTAGCACCAGTACCAGTTTGAGAGGTTTCAACTACTAATTGCTTTGCTTGGTTTTCCAACATCAAAGCCATGTTGTTTTTGTTAATGTCCTCACCAAGACCTTCTAAAAGGCCGGTTTTTTCCCATTTGTTAGCTAATTTAGCTGCATCACTCTGAAGTGATCTCCATGGGTTTGCGGACTCGACTAATGATTGAATTGTGTCCATAATGATTTAAAAAATTGTTTTAATTGTTAATGTTAATTTTTACTTTTTCAAGCCAGCGAGTTGTTGCATACGAGCAAAAGCATCGTTGACTTCAATAATTGGTTGTTTTGGGGCAGCAGGAGCTATAGTCTTAGAAGCTGATCCTAATGATTCTTTAATTGGGTTCTTTGTAGCAGTTGCTTTTAAAGATTCAGTTAAAGTTTCGAATACAAGTTTCACTTCTTTGACAGTTTCTGCTTTATCAAACGTGTTTAAAACCTTAATTTTTTCTGATTCGGTAAGATTCTTAGCTTTGAAGATTTTGTTGGTGTAAAGAAGCTTAGCATTCAATAGATTAACTTCGTTGAGTTCTTTACGAAGCTCATTGATAGTTTCTTCCATTTCTTTAGTGTCAGCTTCTTCCATTGACTTTTCAGCTTTTCTACCTTTTAATACACCTCTTAAGAAGGCACCAGCCGCTACAGTAGCGGGGAGAGCGGCTACCATACCCATAACAGCGTCTTTAGAAGTGTTAAGGAAACTAGCAACTTGAGCGATCAAATCAGCAGTAGATGGATCAGCATATCCAACTTCATCAAGTTCTTTTGTTTCTTCTTCTAAAGAATCAGTTTCAGCTAGAAGTTCATCAATATTGATTTCTTCATCAATTTCTTCTGTTTCTTCTTCGTCTGAAATTTCTTCTTCGCCATCCATGTTCATGTCTTCCATGTCTTCCATGTCTTCTTCTTCGGCTTCTTCACCAGCCATAAGCTTACCAGATGCGATCATGTCTTCGATGGTTTTCATTACAAGTTCTTCAATTTCTTCATCAGACATTTCTTCAAGCATTACATCTTCTTCAAGATTTTCTTCGTACATGCTTTCTTTTTCCATGCCTTCTTCTTCCATTGAGTAACCTTCTTCCATCTCCAACTCAGCAAGGAGTTCATCAAGGTTAAAAGTTTCTTCTAAACCTTCTTCCTCCATACTGCGGGTTTCATTCATTTCGCTCTCTTGCACTTCTTCCTCTTTTTCTAGTTCGTTTAATTTTTCAGCGAACATAGCTGTAAGTTGGGGAGTAAATGCTTCTTCAAGAGCTGCTTTTGCGCTAGCGATTGCTGTTTCTCTAATAGTTTTAGCGTCAGCAATGCACTCTTTAAGCGTTTCTCTGTTCATTGTCCTCAAATAAATTTGTTTTGGAAATACGTTTAATAGGAAACGTAATAGATTGTTAACTAATTAATGCTACATAAGGGGAAAAGGGTAGCATATTTGCATATACATATATGTGTATCTACGAAAAGTTATTTTTTGTGAAAAAGAAATGCCTCTCTTTCGAGAGGCATCAGTCCTAAAATACTATTCTAGGAGGGGGAGTTAAAATAAGGGGCAAGACCCATTAGCACAAAGTATATCTGTGATAATAGCGTTTGCTTGAGCGTATTTGTCTGTAAATGATGTTTTACCTTCATTTAATCGGCCCATATATGAGCCTGGATTAGATGGGGTTGATACGAAGTCCCAACATAATAATTCAAAATCATCTTGTACTTCCATCATTTCTCCCATCTGTTTTAATGAACCCATACCGCGAGATGATACACCTACAGGTATGTTATTATCAAATAATGCTTTTAAAATATTGCCTGATGGGGTAGGTAATATTTCTATTGCTCCCATTACATGATCACCATCCCACCATATTTTTTTGATGTTATGAGATACATTTTTTAAGTTGATAATGGAAGAATCGGGGTGGTCTAATTCACCTAAAGCACGATTTGCTTTAACGTTTTCCATATACTTATTAATTTCTCTTTCCCATAAATCTTTAGCATAGTAGCGACCATTACCGTTTTTTACTTCGGCTGTTGCTAATATACCTTCAACTAATAGATTACCAACACCACCTTTACCTTCAATGATTTTAGAAGGTTTGGCTGTGAATGTTTGGGTTTCAATAAGTACCTGTTTCATAATTAATCTAAATCACCAGTTTCTAAACGATCTTTTTCATTTTTATATTTTTGAAGTTGAGCTTTATTAATGTTAGGATACATTTTAACTACATCTTCAATACTTTTACCATTGTCAATCATATTAGCAGCTTTTTCAAATTCAGCTTCACTAGTCTCATCTATGTTTTTAGGCTCTGATTTAGGACCAAAATTTGCAAGACGAGCTAAACTAGCAGCACGCGCTTTAGGATCATAATCACCCATTTCTCCTTTAACATTAGTATGAGGAGCAGATGTGATATCTTTATCATGAATACCTTCAGCTAATATTTCTTTAACTAACAAATAAATTTGAGAGCGTAACACTGATTCTTTTAAATCACCATAACCTGAGGCTTTGTGTTTACCTTTAGCTGGTTTTGGTTCACCTAACCCAGGTGCTTCAGTTGTGTAACCTACACCTTTAAGACCAAATTGACCATCTTTAACATAGTGACTAAGATCTTTAGCTAAGTTTTTAGCTACAATTGCTCTTAATTCTTCTACTGTTTTACCGTCATTTTTAGGGTCTTGCATTTCAGTATAGAATCCTTTTAAGAATTCTTGACCAAATACATTATCATAATTTTTAGTATCTTTATAGTCGTAACCACGTGTTGCCATGTCAGTTACTTCTTTAGTAGTTTCTTTTTCTACAGCTTTAGCTTCTTTAGCTTCTTTTAAGATTTTTAAATCTTTAGCTTGAAGACCTTTTTTTTCTTTCCCGTCCTCTAATTTAACATCATATTGTTCAAAGTTAGCTCCACGCTCAGAATAAGCAGCTACTACTGTTCCTTTTTTTCCATCAACTTCAACTTTATCTCCTTTTCTAGGTTCTCCTTCATGTAAGGAATTCATATTTTCCTTAAAGATAACATGCCAATCAGGCGTTTTACCTTTAGTGACTACACCACCGATACCTTCAGCTATAACACCTCTGTTTTTAAGAATACGAACTGTATCCTCAAAAGTATTAACTGGGGTGACTAAATCAGGGAATAAATGACGAGCTGATTTGAAAAATTGTTGTTTATTACCTTTACCTTCTTTAATAAGGTTATATTGTTCTTGAAGTGTTTTCATTATGTAAATAGTTTTATTGCTCTTTCAATTGTTTTAAGTGCTAAATCAGTGCCATAAACAGATTTCTTTTCAGGTGTTTCTCTATAACTTTTTATAGTTTCTTTTTTAGCTTCTCCAATTTTAGAAATAAGTTCTTTAAGTTTAACTGCTAATAAATCAAAATCTTTTAAACGACCTGCTATGTATTCTTTAACTTCATCAGAGGCGTTTAATGTGTTTACAAATTCTTCAACATTAAAAGCAGGAGTTTCTTCTTCCCACAAATGTTTTACTTCAATTCCTTTAGCAGCTTTATTTAAAGCTTTTTGGTTTACAGGTTTAAAGCCAAGTTTATAATAATAAATGTTTTTAGCACCTTTAGCTTTTTTATCTGGGTTGAAAGCAAATGGTGTAGCGTAATTTGCACCTGATCCTGGAGTAAATGATGCTCCAGTGCCTGTAGCGCTTATTTCTTTTAAGCGCTTTTGAATCATTTCACGTATTTTATCTTTTTTGCTCATTTTACCTCTTCTAATTCTTCAATTAATTGGTAATACTGTAAAAGATTAATTAACTGGTCATCACCTACTTTATCCATTTTGTTTAAAGATGGCAGTATGTTAACTACTTCATTTACTTTAATTTGAATAGCAGGATTAGTGATTTTTTTACCTAACTTAAGTAAATGATCTTTGATTTCATTTACTTTAACATTATAGAATTCTTTTAATTTAGGTGTATTGTCAACACTATTAATGAATTCTTTCAAAACGTTTTTTTGATTTAAATTCAAATTAGCATATTTGTCATTAAATTTTTCAAGTAATACTCTATATGCTAAAACACGAATATCTTTATCTTGTTGTTTGAATTCTTCTAAAATATTTTCCTTAACTTCTTTTTTATTGACATTAGATTGAGTTAAGTATTCTAAAAGAACTGTTTTGTTTTCAATAATTTGATCAGGATTTGATAACTGATCGCCACTGTAGATTTCAATTAATGTATATGTGGCTGCTTGTAACTTATAGTTAGGTAGTTTTGTTTTAAAGAATTCCTCTAGATTATAGTGGTTCTTAATTTCTTTGATTAAATT